TGGCTTCTTTGCGCGAGTGGAATTGTTCTCGATCTATATATGCGCGTCGAAACTCCTACAGTTCCCGCTAATGCTGTTTTAATTGCGTCAAGTATATCTTCTCTTTTTGAGGCCATTTAAACTTTCTCCAATGAGATTTGACAAGTAAGGCCGTCTAAATCTTTTTCGTTTGTTCTAACTTTGTAATTAACAGAATTAACAGCGATACTATCGCCAGCGCCGAGGCTTCCGAAGTCGGCAAATTTACAATGAAGAACGCGGTCTACAAAAATTACTTGATCCCCTGCAACTACCGAAGTTGGTTCATCAAGAATACCGTTTGCAGTTGTAGACCCCGCAGTGCATGAAACACCAAAGGGGCCGTCCAACATGCTTGTAATGTCATCAGCAAATGACATCTATTTTTATGTTGTGTACTTCTTAGAAGCGTAAGCAGTTACGTTTACGGCTCCTGTTCCTGTTCCACCTGCAACAGTAGAATTTGTTCTTACATAGCGCTTAAGGTCAGAAACGTTTAATGCAATTTGCTCAAACGCTGCTGTATTAGCCGCAGTCGTTGTGAACCCGCCATTTGAAACGTCTGTATAGGTGCCGCCGCTTGTGTCGCATTCTTGCAACTTAACGGCAAGAGTAACGCTTGCGCCCATTGCTTCAGATGAAAGAACGAAAGCAGCGCTTCCCTCATATCCTTGAAGATCTACACCTGAACCATTAGCAGTTGAGGCAAGAACATCATTTGGAAGAATGTCAACGGCGGTTCCTTTAGAACCTAAGTTTTGGATAGTCATTAGTCAGTTACCTCGGGGGTAGAAGTTGATTTAGCTTTAGTAGCTTTTTTTGCTTTTGGTTTTGGTTCCTCTTTTTGAACCTCACAGACAACGGCTTCTTTTGCCTGTCCTGAATTAATTAGCTGCCTTGTTTCAGAGGGGGAAGCCTCGACGACCTCCCCAATCTGTACGACTTCGCCTCTTAATCCAAATGAACTCAAGGCTTCAAGCTTCATTTACCTAGGCTCCTAGACAGAAGCTAGCTGGATGTTTTACAGCGCAGTCGACATCTTGTAGCACCCTTACACGAACGTTACCTGATGCACCGCCTGTATAAGGATCTACTTGTAGATCTAGGCCGCTCCAATAACCAAGGATCAATTCGGACCAGTTACCAAACCAGATGTCACCTGCTTCAATTTGATTTGAGACATAAAGGGGATAACCGTTTACAACTCCATCTTCATTAACAAAGCGACCAGAACCAGAATCTTTAGTCTTAACTTTCATCGCTCCGGCAATGTTGGCTCTAGTTACATAAGCAAGAGAACCAGTTAATGCGTTACCAACAGAAATATCAGATTCCATGTTGACTACATCGCCAAAACTAGGATCGTTATTTCCAACGTTTTCAGTTGCAATACCTGTTACGTTATGCAAGCCAAGTGGTTCAGAACTAGAACCTAATCCGTAAAGAGCTGCGCGATCTATTTCAAGAGCAACAGAAGAAGCAAGAGAACTTCTAACTAATGATTCAACATCTAAAGAAGACTGAATTAAAAGCTTCCTAGAAATATCTGTCATTGCGCCAATTGTGCGAGGGGTCATGTTGACCTGCTCAATTGTCATATCACTCTCAGTGACATTTGAACCCTCCCCAATCCAGTAGCTTTGTTGCTGCGAGCCTTGTCTAGGAATTGAAATATTTCCAGAAAGGCCGGTTAAGATTGTTGATCCTGTTTGAGCCAAAACCGACGCATTTTTCAACAGACTTATAAAATCACTTGAAAGCTCTGTTGCAACTAAATTTCCTCCCGCTGTATCGGGCGAGGTTTGCATATCCCGTTGGTTACGAAATACCTCGTTAGGGATTGTGATTCCTCTAGATGCTCTACCTAGTTTTTGTGCGGCGGCTTCAGATGCTTCTATTTCAAAAGCAGCGGCCTCACGCTTTGCAGCGCTTCCAGGATTAGCAAGGTAATCAATAGCTCTAAGAACTGAGAAGCTACGTGTTTCAGTTTCAGTTAAACCGATGTCAGTAGCGTCAGCTTTTGGTGCGATTGCTTCAGGCTTCCACTCTTTTAAAACAGCAGAATTAAAATCTGCAACGCTTCTATCTTCCTTTATATATTGCTCACCTAGTTCACTTAAGTTGTACTTAGCGGCAACAGTTTGGATCTCTTGGATTCTTGAACGCTCAGCTTTGATCACTTTTTGGGTGTCAACTTCTGAACGCACCTCCAATTTCTCAGGGTTAGCGGTCATTGATTCGACTACAGGGTTTACAGGCGCATCAGAAGATGCTGAAACGTCGGAACGTTCCTCTTTAGACATATTAGATGTAGTTTCTAAAGGAGCCGTATTGTTTTTTGATCTGTTTATCCCAACGGTAGGGTCAGCGGCTACGACTGCAACCGATAATTCATAAGGCTCGATACTAGTAGCCCAAAATTCTTCGCCTCTTTGCTCCATATCTTTAACAACGTACCCAAACGAAATACCTCTAATAATTCCATCTTTAATATCTCTATAAATAGAACTTGCAAACTCTTCTTTGCTAAACCTTACTTTTGCATAACCACGCTTGGCGGTTTCATCGATCCACGCTTTTTGAACTACCCCAATCGGCCTATCAAAATTATGATTGTATAAAAGGGGCGCCGAATCGTTTAGCCGTTTAAGATCCCAGTTACTAGCTTTATGTTCCAGCACTTCTGGGCCAAAATATCTTGTCACTGGCTCCTCACTTGAAAAGGGAAATTCCAGCGTTCTATCTTCTTTCTCTACTTCTCTAACTTCTAAATTAAAGTCTCTTTGGACTAGATCTTTTTCATAATCACGTTTCGTCATCTTCCTGTGAATCAGTAGTTGTATCTACTTTAGATGTAGTTTCAGGCGACGTATTAACTTGATTGTCAAAAGACAAACCCAAACTTTCAGCCATAGAAATTTCATTTTTACGAGCGATTAGAAATTCTTCTAAATCAATACCCGACATTTCACTCAATACCTGCGACTGAGTTTTAAACCCTGCTTTTACTGCTAATTGTGCCGCTTGTGTTTCTTTCATGGGGTCTACCCATCCATAGCCCCTGAACATCCACCGCGCCATATGGTATCTACTCGTTTCTGTTTGATAATTAGGCAATTGCAACGCACCGGACAAAACGGCAACTTCCAACCATTCTTTATAAATAATATCTAAAAACGATTCTCTTAATTGATATTGAAGCGCCTTGAATGCCTCCTGATCTTGCAACAAGCTTAAACGCGAACTACTGTAATTCGTCTTTGAATAATCACGGGAAATAGTTTCATAGCTGCACCCAATACCAGCGGCAAGAGCGCGAAGCATGGCAGCAAGGAAAGGTTCAAACTGTCCGCTTGACGTATCAAGATTAGGAACATGAACACTTTCCCCCGGTGCCAAATAGGCAACCTTTCCGGGTGAGAGGTCAAAAACTCTTTCCCCGTCTTCTACGTCGCTCCCCTCTAATTCACCTTCAGGACTTTGAATCCATGCCATTTGGGCTGACGAAACACGTTTGGAAATAATTTCACTTTGTTCGTAGCCCTCCAAATGGTGCATTCTTTGAATAGCGCTTGCCATCCAAGGCACCCCGCGAGTCTGTCCGGGTCTGTCGAATTTACAAAGATGAATAATATCTTTTGCATTAATAAAAATATGTTTCTTTCCGTCGGTTGGTTGATTAACAAAAAGAGTATCTCCGGGGTGTCTAGTAAGAAGCGCGTATTTCTGAGGTCTCCCCCAGCTGTCTAACAACACGCCCATTTTCCACTGCCAACCCTTTCTTTCTGCTTTCCCCTCATAGTCCTCATCAATCATATCTGCCTCCAAAATTTGAAGCGCAAAGGCAATGGAACTATTACCGAATTTTTGACCTCGAATAATTCTTATAAATACCTCGCCTGATTCAGCCCAATTAGAAACGGCAGCTCTACAAAGATCATTCCAACATAGTTTTCCGGCAACGTCGCATGAATCAGCCTTACCCCAACTAGCCCACGCCCTTTCTATTTGTTCGTTAACACGTTGATTTAATTTTCCCCCGCGTTGCTGCCTGACTTGAGCCTGCAGCCTAACGCCGGTGCCAACAACGTTATCTGTAATTGCTCTAATTGCGTTTTTGCAATAATCAACATCACGGGTTAATTGCCTTGATCTATTACGCAACTTTTTTAGGCTGCCTTTTATATCGCTATCGGCTGAATTGGTACTTGTGACCCAACCGCTAGTAAGGCGAGATACTTCGGCCCCTGCATACTCTCTTTTTCGTCTTGGTTTCATTGCTCTTGGGTTTGGTTCCCAAAGTGCATTCCATGCGTTAACAATTCCCATGATTAATTAAAACGAACGTACATTGCAGCCGGATTACCCAGACCATTAGCTATTAATCTTGCTTTTTGTTCTCTCTTAAGTTGATATTTCAAGCGACTTTCCAAAGCCATCAAATCAGAAAGATCATATTTTTTAAGGCTGCGCCCTCCGATTGAATACTCTTTA